AACAGCAAAATAAGTGATTTTTCGGGATATGTTCTTTAAGTATCTTTTTTAATATATTATATATTTTACCCAATACTTAAAGAACGAAGAAACATGTTTATTTCATCATCATTATAATTCGTAATAACACGAAGTATATTACGTAATTTGTCACTATAATATGGTTTATCTAGCTTTACATTAAAATAAGAGTTCGTATCAAATTGTAGTTCGTTACGAACAATCATATCTGCTTCTAATAATTTTGTAATCGCATTTTTAAATTTGAATAAATAATATTGATTATCCTGTTTCATTTTTTGATAGTTAGGTTCAGTTGCTTTATTTCTATCTAATTCTTTTTGTGATATCAAATATTTTGAATAATAAAATAATTTTTCTTTCAACATATCCTCTTTATTAGGTAAAATAAATAAAAGTTCTAATTCGAATTCATTTATAAATATTTTTGTAGTATAATACATATTATTTAATTCAAAAAATGGTTTGGCTTCTAAGGGTATTTCACCAAAGCCTATATCTGAAAGTGCTTTGAATATTATATTATCATTATAAAGCAATTTTGTAATGTCGTTATTACTATTTTTTGGATTGTTATATAAACTAATAATGATATTTAGATCGGCTGGAACAATCCATTTCATTAAATAAGCAATATGTTCTGATAAATTTCGCATTTTTTCTAAATTATATTCTACGTTATGATTTGGAACAATTAAAATATCAGTATCCTCACTAAAATACTTACTAATTTGGATACCTGTTAAATTGATTTGTATTGCTCTACCACCCTTGAATAAAAACAAAAAATCTTGTTTAGTATCATATAATTTACATAAAATAATACCATACAATAACGTAATGTAACAATTTAATATATTTACATTGATTACAGTCTTTATGCTTTCATTGCCAAACATAGTATATCTAGTAGTATATGCTGGAATAATTCTCTCTAAGATTTCACAAATTTGTATTTTCTTTTGTTTTGTAACATCTTTTTCAAATGTTTGGTAATTTTCATAAATTTTCATAAAATCATTTTTGATCTTTAATAATTCAGCGCCATCTTGAAATATAGGTTTCCAAAAATCAGGAACTGTTTCTCGATCATAACCTATATTATTATCAATAGGTGTTTCATATGGTAATTGTAATTTAGGATAACTTATAATAGGTTCTTCTACCACATCAGGTTCTTCTACCACATCAGGTTCTTCTACCACATCAGGTTCTTCTACCACATCAGGTTTTTCTACCACAACATTAGGTTCTTCTACCACAACATTAGGTTCTTCTACCACAACGGGAATATTTTTATTTCTTAAATCTTCAATTGCTAATTTCATGTCTTCATTGATAGTTTCATTCATAATATGATATTCATTATTTTGATCTAATAATAATTCAACATTTGACAATCGTTCTTTATTCAATTCATTTTGTAAAGGAGATAATTTGTTTTTTCGACTCAATGCGTTAAAATTACCACCATTTCTATAATATGAACCCAATATTTCTTTTATTTTTGTTTCGCTTATTTGACCGGTTAAATTATCAAATATTACAATGACAGGTGATACAAAATCAATAATGGGTGTTCTTTTCCTATTATATGTTTCCTTATTAACAGGTCTTCCATTATTCGTTATGGGTATTAAGCTATTTATCATATTTTGATGTTCTCTAAAAAGATTTTCTGTATTCGAAATAAGACTTTCTTTTTGTTTTTTATTTAATTTTTGGTTAATTAAACCAAAAATAATATTCGAAAATTGTGTTCTATAACGTTGTTCTTCTTTATAATCATATCCTGTGCCTTCAAAATATCCACCATATATTTTTTTTTTCGTTTTTTTATATTTATTCTTTTTTCTTTTTGTTTTAACTTGTTTTGTTATTCTTTTTGTTTTTACAGGCTTTGTTCTTCTTTTTCTTCGTATAGTTCGTGTCATATAATATAATAATATAATAATGTAAAATATATTATATTATATGTATATAAATGACATATACTCGTAAAAAACGTCGTTCAGTAACTCGTGGTTGGAAAAAACAAAAACCCAGTCATAAACAAAGAACAAAAATGTTAAAACGTTGTGGTAAAAAATGCTTTTTAGGACCTAAAAAAAGTTATCCAATTTGTACAAAAAATACTTGTAAAATCAATTCTAAAGGTGTATATTCAGCATATATACGAGCAAGACAATATCATAAACGTAATATTTCACAAAAGGCTAAAAAAATGCTTATCAAAATGGGTGTAAAACGATGAAATAAAATATTATTTACGAATATTTGGATAATTCTCTTTGAACCATTTTATAGTTTCTTTTATACCATGATTAAATGATGTAAATGCTCTTCTGTAATTGGATAATCTATTTCATTTGGAAAAATACACGTTGATAAACAAGCAATTAGTTTTTTTACATTTACACAATGTGATGCCTTAATTACATTCATATTGATAAGTAAATTATCTTCTAACATTTGAACCGGATATTCCATATTTTTGAATAATCCACCTACATTCGCAGCTAAATGAATAACATAATCAGGTTTATGTTTCTCAAAAAAAGTTATGGTATCATTATAATGTAATAAATCACAATCATTTCTGCCTAAATATATAAATTTATAGGAATCATTATAATTACTTGAAATACTCTTTATACCTTGACCAACTAAACCATTTCCTCCAGTAACGAATATTTTTTTCATTGATAAAGATAAATATTCGTTACATTATAAATATTATATTTTTGCGAATCAGATAATATGCTTATTTGTAATTAAGTAGCATATAACAAACCAGCATTTCCACCAACAAAAATAACCATATTCACACGTTCTTCCATTAAATACATATTAAAATTATAATCATACAATCGCCAAGTAGGCTTATTAATACCAACAATATCACCTGTTGCTGGGTCACAAATAGTTAATACTTGAGCATATGGATCAACGGGTGGTGTGATTGTAGTAAATTCAAATTGAACATTTGTAAATCGACTTGTATTGATGGCTCCGGAAGGTTGAATGGTATACGGGTCTGTATTTAAACAGAAATTGTAACAATATAAACCAGGTGGTGCAAAGCCAGAGGTTCGTATATATTTTTCCACAAAATTATATACACCCGCCGGTAATATATTCTCTCTATATTGTCCATCTAATAATATTCCCAAAGCAACCAAAATATCTTTCAAATTTTGCGGATTATAAACACCCGTATAATATAGACCAGAAAGAGTGCCATCAGGGTTCAATCCGGGTCCTAATTGTGGTGGTCCAAGCGGATTCGGGTTGGATACATCACCTGCTGTAGAAGCAGGAGCAACATCTTGTGGCATGGAATCATACGGCCAATTTGTATAATTGGTCCATTGATTTCTCAAATTGACATCGCTTCTTTGAAAATAAAACATCCAACTAATAACCATGCCAATGGAATCTAAATCTATTTTATTTTGGCCGGTTATATTGTAAAAAGGTTTTTCATGTATTTGTTTAAATAAATATTTTTGTTCATTTTTGGCAAATATTTCTGCTTCATCACTCGATAAAAAACAATAAGTGCAATTCAAATTGATATCCGCAAACCAGTTCGTTCTTGTATCAATATATGAATCCACATTTAATTCTTCATCGGGTGGTGTTTGTAAAAAACGATAAAATTGCATATGTGATTGATTGAAGTTAGGTGCTACTATAGGGAAATTATTTTGATAATCTATGACATCACGAATCGTAAACCATTCATTGAGAGGACGAAATGACACATTTATAGTTAATTCATTATATTGAAGAGCAACTAAAGGGAATGCTTGAATGGATGACATACAAAACCACGAATTCAATGGTATCCATAAAGTTCTACCCATAATAGAAGGCTGTGCCCCAGCAGAACTGGTTGTATAATATGCGTTCGGATAAGCATTTACACGTGGTCCGGAATTTCCAGGATCATTCAGTTCCGGTATATTTCCGATCATTTCATTAAATAGACCTAATTTTTGGCTATTGAAATCACGCTGTGTAGAAGATAATATATATTTACCTGAAAATTGTTGTAATTGTTGATTACCGCATTGAATGGTAACTTTGCTGATGATTTCCGCGCCGATATTTTTGATCCACGCAAATTCATATGGTGACCAATCGGAATAAACTTCTGAGCCATCATTATTTACATATGTTTGCGGTGGATAAATGGGACTCCATATATTGGGTAATGTAA